AGCATAGCTTGCAGAAATAGCATTATCAGCATCTTCAGCATGTGAAGCACTTGTAGCAGTAGCTGCACTATTAGCACTTGTTGCTGTTAAAGCATAAGAAGCACTAATTGCATTGTCAGCGTCTTCAGCGTGTGAGGCACTTATAGCGAATGAAGCTGTAGCTGGTACATTTGAAGCATATGATGCTGTTAAGGCATATGAAGCTGAAACAGCAGTAGCAGCACTTCCAGCATTTAATGCATAAGAAGCTGAAGTTGAGGTAGTTGCAGTTCCTGCATTTGTAGCGTATGAAGCAGTTACTGTTAAAGAATTGATATCACTACCTAAACCATTAGTTAGGATACTACCTGAAATTTGTACTAAATCCTCGTAAGTAGAGGCAATTGTTTGTCCTGTTAAATTTTGTCCCATTTTATTCTAATTAGCAAGGTCTAGGTCCTGGATAAAAAACATCACTACCGTAAGGCATAAAAGGATAGCGTGAATCAGCTAAGCGTAAACCAGCATTCATTGCACCTCCTAAGTGATAAGCTCTTGTAGTTCTATTAAATACGATTGGTGAACTATAACCTGAACCATAATCTGGGTATTGTTTCCAGAAAGGTCCATTATCATTCAATTGTGGGAATTGATCCTCATTTTGAATTAAATAGTTAGTTAAACGCTCACCATAGTATTCCATTTTATTTTCTACCATTTGGCGTTTACGATTGTACCAAGTACCGTCTGCTTTTTCACTATTTTCACCCCCTGTTGGTTGTAATAAACCATTGTTTCTAGGACGGGTGTAAATCGCATCTAAACATTCCCAGTAAGAAGCGTAAATAAGATAAGGTTGAATAAAATCATCAACCAATTTTTTGTAATTACCACTTAAAGTATTAGCATCAATTTGATTGAGTATATACTCATAAAGTGAAGTACCAGTAAGGCGTTGAAGATAAATGTCTTGTGCCTCACGTACTCCATTCATCAACAACTTAGAATCTACGTTATCGTTGATGTCAGTGAATTCACGTAACTTTTCCTCTGAAATTATAAGGGTAGTTGTCATAGTACTGTTAATTCGTCGTTTTCAATTTGTCTATCAGTTGCCTCAATTTCAGCTTCTAATATTTTATCTTCACCTGCTTCTGATTCTACTGATGTTACTACATCTATCTCAGTTTCCCCATCACTAAACAATCTTAATTGTTGTACACCTACTGAAAAATCACCTGCGGTAGGGAACATTAAATGTAAGAAGTTTTCAACTTCAGCAAGTAGGGTTTGTTGGTAAGGGCGGATAACTGTATTGATAAATAATAGGTAAGCATCTGTTACCTCATCTTTTCCTCCTAATTTACCTGGAGTCATGATACCAAAAATCTCTGGTGAGGTAATTCTGTGTGCAGTTAATATTTTTTCTTTTACCATATCGTTAATTGCGATATAGTAATCATCTGAACCATTACCATTGATAGGAGTAATTACAGGAGCATTTTCTGGAGAATCAACATCCATGTACATTAATTGTCCTGCATTACCTGAACCCTGGTATTGTAAACGAAGCATTGCTTCAATTTCATTTCTTTGGTCTGGATCAGCATTTGTAAAGGTAGTAATAGCTAAAGATGGTGCTAAACCATTCTTAATATTTGAGATGTGGAAATTATCTACTTCTGCATCCAAATCAATTACACGAAGTGCACCTACATAATCAGGCAAAGGATAGTAACGCTGACCAGGACGGTAAGGGTTATAAACAAAAATTTGTTTTGGTTCTGCGTCTTTTGTTTTAGCATTAAATACAGGTAGATAAGGTAAATCTGGAGCCATTCCAGTTGAAGCAGCGTTGTTGTACAAGCCACCAGTTCCACCAAAGCGGTACTTTTCAGCCCACTCATCGCTAATGTAATATCCCGGTATTTTACCGCGCTCATTTTTTTCCTTAGCGCGTAGCCAAGAAAAATCAACGTGGTAAATTTCAGCGATTCTTGAACGGTCTTTTGACCATATTACTTCCCAAGCAAAGCCACCATATAATTTGTAATCGAGGGCTGTTTTCTTAAAGATATCGTTCCATGATTCTCCCTCATTGTTTGCCTCATCTAACAAATGAGATTCAGTACATACTAAACCTTCACCTACAATTGCTTCAACTGTAGCGTGAATGGCAGTATTATTAATAGCTGAATTGTTAAACAAGTAAATAAGATACTCTGGGAAGTCATTATATAAACCATATTGAACAAATCCCTTCATTGATTTTTCTGAAGGGAATTGGCGATCTGATTCTACCTTATTTA